ATATATTCGATACATTGCTGACCGCAGATTGATCAGCCTGGGACTCAAGGGCATCTTTAAACGCAAACGCAATCCGTTACCCTGGGTCGAAGAGATGATTAATGCTCCGGTTCATGGTAACTTTTTTGAAAACCGTGTTACAGATTATGCAAAAGGTGCTTTAAGTGGAAATTGGAACGACGTCTGGGCGTAAAATTGCTGTTGCTAGCATGCAACGCAACGAAGCAAAATATATTTTAGAATGGTTTAGTTATTATTTACTCAATGGTGTAAATCATTTTGTCATCTATAACCATCAGAGCACCGATGATACTCAGAGCATCTGGGAACGTTTGAAGGCTGCTGGTTATAGTATTGACATTCACTACAGAACAGGGTATAATGTACATTATCCCATGCTGGAGCATGCACTGACCCAAGTATTGCCCACAGTAGATTGGTTAATCTTTGCGGACATGGATGAATTTTATTTTAGTGATACTGGTCGAACCGTTGAGGATATATTATATGAATACGAAAAAAACTTTAAGGGAAGTGCTCTTGGTGTTAATTGGTGCGCTTATGGGTCTAGTGGCCATGTTGCTGATCCAGAATATGTTTTACGCGATTTTAACCATCGTGGTCATGCAGACCTTAGCACTAACCATCATTACAAAAGCATTGTACGTGGACAGGGCCTAGCCGGAGCAGTTCGGGGAACCAATCCACACATATTCACAACCGAACATGGAACCTATAATCTAGCCGGCAATTTAATACCAGCCTGGGCCGGCCATAATCCTGCTGAACCAGTCATACATACACCACTGAGGATCAATCATTATCAGTGCAAGAGCTGGGAGTATTTTAAAACCGTAAAACAGGCTCGGGGTTCAACAGCAGATCGTGCACCCGATGCACCAGGAGCTCAGATACCTGACAGCGTATTTCATGATTATGACTACAATGATGTACTGGACAACACAGTTTGGGATCTGTGGGGTACTAAACTCGTAACAAAAATGCAAGAAATCCAATTAATTTTAAATGGTGATTAACATGATAGTATTAGCGACAATGCACGATGATAAGTATAAAGAACTAGCCGACGAAACCTGGGAAGGCAACAAGGTCCAGTATGCTGAAAAACATGGCTATGCTTATCTGGCCAAGACCGAAGACTTTTATGGTTTTGAACCAGGCTTTGAAAAAATACAATTTATTTTAGATAGTTTTGAAGCCTATCCAGATATAACCTGGCTCTGGTGGACCGGCACAGATAGTCTGGTTACTAACTTTACAACTCGCATTGAAGACAAAATCGCCGAAGTAGAACGATTAGGATTTCCTAATGTTAGCGTAATCATGAGTTCGGATTTTAACTTTGACATCAACTGTGATAGTATTTTAATCAAGAATACTGACCGAGCTCGAGTCTGGCTGCAATCCATCATGGACAACATGCCCAAGTATGCCAGCCATCAGTTTAAAGAACAGCAGTGCATGCTGGACATCATGGAACAGTATGATGACGATGTCATGATCATGCCGCAGCATTTCATGAACAGTTATGAATATAAAATGTATGAAGTAGCTCCTTGGAACTACAAGGAAAAAGTAGATGTTAATGGTGAACGAGGTCAATGGGAGTCAGGCGATTGGTTTGTGCATTGGCCAGGCACTCAGCCCAATGAACGCAAAAAACTAGTACAAGAATACAAAGAACGAATTATTAAATAATAGGGGTTGTGATGAAACAAGAAATTTTATCATTGGTTGAGAAGTACATACAGGAAAAGAATGCCAACAAGACCTGGACTGCTGGCGAAGATTTTGTTAACTATGCTGGTCCATTATATGATGAAGCAGAAATTACCGCAGCCGTAGGCAAACTGCTGGATGGTTGGTTGGTCATGGGCAATGACTGCGCTCGCTTTGAAAATAAATTTCCCAGATACTTTGATAAAAGCAATGGTGTCCTAACCAATAGTGGATCAAGTGCTAATCTCTTAATGATGTCAGCGTTGAAGTCAAAACGCGGACATAACCTTCCCCCGGGCACGAAAGTGCTCATGCCCATTGCAGGGTTTCCAACCACACTCAACCCTACCCTGCAAGTGGGCTTTACTCCAGTGTTCGTAGACATCGAGCTCGACACACTTAATCTGGATCTGGATCAGGTCGAAGACGTTCTGATCAGTAACCCAGATATCAGGGTCATAACTTTTGCTCATGTGCTGGGCAATCCACCTGACATGGATCGGTTAATGGCGTTGGTCAACAAGTATAACCTAATCCTATTAGAAGACTGCTGTGATGGGCTAGGCACAACCTATGATGGTAAACTTCTGGGCAGCTTTGGTGAAATGGCAAGCTGCAGCTTTTATCCAGCACATCACATCACCATGGGCGAAGGTGGCTTTGTGGCCTGCAATGACAAAGTAACCGAAGACATTCTTAGATCATTCCGTGAATGGGGTCGAGGCTGTTATTGTGTAGGTCCAGAAGCCAATAAACTTAAATGTGGTAGCTGTAAGAAAAGATTCAGTGATTGGATCCCAGCACTGCCAGGTGAAATATTTGACCATAAGTATGTGTATGATGAAATTGGCTATAATATCAAACCCATAGAATTGCAAGGAAGCATGGGACTGGCTCAGTTAGAAAAGCTTCCCATAATTGAAAAACGTCGCAGAGAAAATTATGCTGCCCTGTTTAAAGTCTTTGAACAATATGAAAACTTCTTTCATCTGCCACGCGCACGAGCTAAATCAGATCCTAGCTGGTTTGCATTTCCATTGACCATACGTGATGGTGCACCATTTAAACGTGCTGAGATTGTAGACTTCCTGGAAGATGCTCGTATTCAGACTCGTCCATATTTTGCTGGTAACATCATGTTGCAACCTGCCTATGATCATTTAATGGACCCACAACAGGCTCGAGATGAGTTTCCTGTTGCTACCAAGGTAATGCTGGATACATTCTTCCTGGGAACCAGCCCAGTGGTTAGTCTAGAACAGATAGATTATATTGGAACCATTGTTGATAAATTCATGAGCAAATACCTATGATGACACCAGAAGAATTACAGGCCTTTGAAAAGGACATAGGAGACAGCTTTAATAGAGCTGAAATCCGAGCACCCATACATTTATATGACGGCAATGAACAACAGATACTAAAAGTATTTGAATGCATAGACACGGAAAAGGACTGGGTCTGTGCTACCTGGCGTAATCACTATCAGTGTTTGCTCAAAGGTGTACCACCCGAGTTACTTAAAGCAGAAATTCTCCGTGGCAAGAGCATGGTCATGAATCTGCCAGAATATAAAATTCACTGCTCTAGTATAGTTGGTGGCATACCCAGCATTGCCACGGGCATTGCCGCTGCTAACAAAATGAAAAACAATGGCGAATGGGTCTGGTGTTGGTTAGGTGACATGAGTGCTGAAACTGGAGCATTTGCCGAGGCATTAAAATACGCACGCGCACAGGAGCTACCCATAACCTTTGTCGTAGAAGACAATGAGCTAAGTGTAGAAACCCCTACTCATGAAGTCTGGGGCAATAGACAAAAATGGTATCTGAACCGTGCTCAATTAGACACCAATGGGTTTTGGACTGCTCCTAATCTGGTCTATTACAAATATAAAAATACTAAATATCCACACGCTGGTGCTGGAGTAAGGGTGCAATTCTAATGGATCGTAATCGCAAATACAATGAAGAATTAATCAAGGCCATGAATTGGTTGGGTGAACAGCCTCATACATTATTTGTTGGTCAGGCAGTTCGTTATGCTGGTACAGGCATGTTTAATAGTCTTATTGATGTAGCAGACGAACAAAAGTTAGAATTTCCTGTAGCCGAAAACTTTCAGATGGGTTACTGTACAGGACTAGCACTGAATGGATTTATTCCTGTTGCCATTTATCCACGCTGGAACTTTCTGCTATGTGCGGCCGATCAGCTGGTAAATCACCTAGACAAACTACACAGCATGAGTTCAGGCAAGGTAGATCCCAAGGTTATAATTCGAGTAGCAGTTGGTACAGAGATTCCAGTTGATCCACAGGAACAGCACAAGGGTAACTTTGCTGAGGCTTTCCGCAGCATGTTCAAACATGTCAACGTTGTTGAATTAAAACATTCAGATGACATCCTACCAGCCTATAAGTATGCCTATGAACGAAGCGGCAGTACCATATTAGTTGAATTTCCAGACTATGGCAAATAAAATTCTCTTAACAGGTGCCAACGGAACTGTTGGTCAATTACTAAATCTACATCTAGCCCCCTGGCATACTGTAACTGCACTGCAAGGGTCAGCTGAGCTAGACCTTTTGGATCGAGATGCTACAAATAAATTTTTCTTAGATAAACATTTTGATTGTGTCATACATTGTGCAGCAGTTGGAACCAATGACACCAATAATAGTAATAGTCTCATAGCTCAGCGTAATCTGACCATGTGGGACAACCTGCGTGAGCATCAGCATAGATTTTACAGACTCATAAACATTGCATCTGGTTGTGAATTGGGTTATGGTCCTGAACGAGCCGAATGGGAGTTGTTTGATCAGTATCCTGCCAGTGCCTATGGTCTAAGCAAGAATCTCATAGCCCGAGATGTATTAACAGTACCTGGCTGGTATAATCTACGCTTGTTTGGCCTCATAGCCAATACCCGAGTATTCAAACGTCTCTGGGATGCAGTTGATGCAGGTGAGACTGAGTTTAACATACATGACGACAAATACATGGATTACATAACCGAAGATGACCTGGCTCGCATAGTCAGACATTTTGTGGAAAGTAAAATTACTTTACCCAGTGACATGAACATGGTGTATGATACCAAGTACAAGGTCAGTGAAGTAATAACAAGATATATAGATGATAATGGCATCAACATGAAGTTGAATATTTTAAACACTCTGGATTCTGAATTTGATTATACAGGATCTGGAAAATTATTATCAGGATTGAACATACTATGAGCATAGGATTTACCTCACAACCTCGTGTAGAAACTAAAAATAAAAAGATTGTCTATGTAACAGGGCATCTGGGATTCATAGGATTTTATGTAGCCAAGGCCTGTCTTGAAGCTGGTTGGCACGTCATAGGCGTAGATAAAATGACCTATGCAGCTACACCAGAACGCGATGATGAATTAAAACAAATAGCCGAACAAAACAATGTACAGTATGATTACATGTACAAGGACATAAATGAGCTGGATAGATTGGTTGATTGTGATTATGTCATCAACTGCGCTGCAGAGACTCATGTAGACAACAGCATTGATGGATCAGATGTATTCCTCAAATCAAACATCAATGGCGTACATCATCTGTTAAAATTAATTACAGCCAAGGGTCGCTATGGCATGCCCATATTCCTGCACTTCAGCACTGACGAAGTATATGGCGACATTACCGATGGTAGCTTTAGTGAGGATCATTTATTACATCCAAGCAATCCGTATTCAGCCACCAAGGCCGCAGCCGACCAATTAATACTGGCCTGGGCTCGCACACATGCTGTTCCCTATGTCATAGTTCGCCCAACCAATAACTATGGTGCTGGCCAGTATGTAGAAAAACTCATACCCAAGGCAGTTAAGTTCCTGCAGTTAGGTCGTAAGGTTCCACTTCATCTGGGTGGCACTCCGCGTCGTACCTGGTTGCATGTAGAAGATACTGCGGATGCTGTCATACACATCATAAATTCCGGTACTGTGGATGAGATTTATAACATTCCAGGCAACTTTGAAATCAGCAACCTGGAAGTTGTAGAAGCTGTAGTTCGAGAATTCCATGGAGCCGATGCCAACGTGCAGGACTACATAAATACCAATTATGAAAGACCCGGAGCTGATCTCCGCTACAGCATTGACGGTAAGAAATTAAAAAATCTAGGTTTTGAAAGTAAACGAGACTTTTATGCTGAAATACCTGGCATAGTTCAGTATCACAAAGACAACTGGATCTGGTAATGACTCTGGCCGAGGCCCGCATGAATATTTGCCGTGGTTGCCAGCATTTCGGTCCTATATTAAAAACCTGTGGATTATGTAACTGCTTTATGCCGGCCAAGACACTGATAAAAAGTGCTAGTTGTCCAGCCCAACCACCGCGTTGGATAGCAGTCAATGATCCCAGCAGCAACCCTAACTGCGGTGGTTGCCCACACTAAGGAAAACATGGCACTATTACACTACGAATGCAACAACTGTGACGCGGTCTTTAAGATACGCCACGACATGGATGAGGCATACTATCCCATAAACTACTGCCCGTTTTGCGGCTGTGAGTTAGACGACGAGCATTTCGATCAAGAAGAAGAGTAATGTGGTATTTCAACTCGGCAGAAATTACTGAACTACCCGAAGACAAAATTGGGTTTATCTATTTAATAACCAATCTACAGAACGGTCGTCAATACATAGGCAAAAAGCTCAGCAAGTTTAGCCGTGTTAAATACAAAATGGTCACACAGAAAAATGGTGTGAAGAAACGCAAAAAGATTCGCAGCAAGACAGATAGTGATTGGCAAACCTATTGGAGCAGTAGCCCCGAGGTTCAGGCCGATGTCGCTGATCTAGGCGCAGACAAATTTACACGCGAAATATTATATTTTGCCGACAGCAAAGGTCAGCTTAGCTATCTAGAAGCTCGAGAACAATTTCATCGCAGGGTACTTGAAAATCCTGCTCAGTGGTACAATGGCATCATTCAATGCAGAATACATCGTAGTCACGTAGGAACCCCACCTAAATTGCTTGACAACTAGTACGGTATTCTATATACTGCTTGGTATGAAATTCCTATTATTAATCTATTTAACATTTCCAGGGCTGGGTCAGCAGGCCATTAAAGAGGCTGAATTTGATTCGATTCAAACCTGTCAGATTGAGCTACACAAGGCCATGATATTCTATGGTCGATACTATGATCATAAACATGTAACCGGGGCCTGCAAACGTGTCGGATGAACAAGCAGAATTTCATTGGAATAACCTGGTTCAGGCCTTTGGAGAAAATCTACCAAACCCCGACCACGAACCGCGTCGGTTTGCCTATTACGTAAAAATCTACAAGCACCTCATAAAACTTCATGGAGAAAGCAATGCACATTGATCAGGAATTTGTTGGTAATCTATTAACTGAATTAAACACTCGTGTAGTCAGTGTTACATTTACCAAGGCCGATGGTTCGGTTCGTAACATGAACTGCACCCTACAGTCAGGCATTGTGCCTCTGGTTGAACATAAGGAAACCAAAGATTCTACTGCAGTACCTGAAACCCTGGTGGTCTGGGATACAGATAAAGGCGCCTGGAGATCATTTAGATTGGATAGGCTGACCAATGTTCAATAAATTAACCATAGCAGTACTTGTAATTCTGACCTTGTTGGGTGCGTATATTGGCGTGGCCAGTTTGGCTCAGCTGCGAGCCTATGACACAGAGATAACAGCCTTTACTAGCAGAATCAATGTGTTACAGGAACAGCTGTATAGACTGCAGGAAGAAGATCGTGAACTCAATGTTAGATTAGATCTGGCTCAAAATAGCTTGACAAAATTGCAAGAAGAAAATAGAATACAAG